ACTCAAAATCCGTTGGTGGCAACACCGTGGGGGTTCAAGTCCCTTCTACGGCATAAAATTTCAACAAAAAAGAGACTTTGAAAATAAGTCTCTTTTACATTTTTTGAAAAACAAAAAATCCGTAGGAAAAGATACGTATATTATCTTATAAATCAGGAGTTCAATATATTACTTGATATAATATTAGCTGCATGCACCTGATCCTCTTTAAACAAATGAGTATATATGTCAAGCGTAGTTGATATATTGCTATGCCCAAGACGTTCTTGTATGACCTTAGCTTGTACACCATTCTTATATAATATTGTTGCATGTATATGTCGCAAATCATGAAACCGAACCTTTGGAAGCTTACGACTATCCCGGCTATATGTATACAATCTTGAAAAGCTTGCCGGATTATACATCTGACCTCTCATGTTTGACACAACATAAGAACTTAAAGATAATTTATAAATTTCTTTCAGAAATTCAACCATATCATCAGAAAGAATTATAATTCTTTCATCATCAGTCTTTGTAGTATCAAGCTTAACTCCATTCTTGCCATTAACAACAGACTTATTTATATAAATAGACTTTTCAGTAAAATTAATATCATCAAAAGTCAATGCTAAAAGCTCACCACGTCGGAGACCGAGAAGCAGGGCAAGCACAACAGCGTTATATATATGCAAGCCTTCAAAGGCTTTTATAAACTGCCGGAGCTCATCACCAAGCAAAATGTTATACTTAAACTTTTTCTTCTTAGGAATATCAATAAAATCTGCCGGATTAGATTTTATTATATTAAGCTTAACAGCATTTGAAAAAGCTTTATGCAATATCCTTTGTGTTTGTATAACAGTCTTAGGATTAAGCTGCTTATTATCTCCACGTTGCCGACCATTTTCAAGGACATCATACAAAAAATTTTGAAGCTGCAGAGGAGTTAATTCATCTATTTCAATATTACCAATCCGAGGATTTATATATTGTATAATATGCCTTTGATACTCCTTAAAAGTAGTATCTCGCAAATTATGCTTACCATATGTATTTAACCAATTGTTTAAAAAATCTTGTACTAACATTAAGCACCTCATATAAAAATTAAAGCTAAAGTTTCTAAAATTATCATGACGAATATCATAATAAAAAACTCCGGTTCTTTTATCATCCAATCTTTATAAAATCGAACTTCTTTTTGTAACATTTGTAACATCATGCACCCCTCAACAACTGATATACCTTCTCCTTAAATTCATCATTAGGCTTATTATAATCATACAAAAACGGAGAATCTAAGGAAGGCACAAAGCTTATAACCTTCTCATCTGTCTTAATATAAATATTTGTATCTTTCCAGCTTATACCGCATGATATCAAATCCTTACGCAACCGATAAAAAGTAGCTTTTTGATATAGTGTTTTTACGTATAATTCACCTCTTGTACTAAGTAAAGTCCAAAACGTATACAAACTACTTACCTTACGATTGCTATAATTTTCTTTTAATTTTTCCAATACCAAATTATCTTTATTAACTAAAACTTTATTTGTATCATCCTTAACCACTTTCAGAACCTCACTTTCCCAAAGTTTTATTATTTTATCAATTCTGAAATCCTTTAATGTTACTTTATTCTTTTTAAATTGCTTATCAAAAGCTTGTACAACAGGATTTTTAAAACCATATTCATTTATTAATTTTTTGTACTCCTTAAACATCTGTTTGCGATATATAGTTTTTGGAAAAAGCTGCTTAATCTTCCGGCTATATATAGAAACTTCAACCCGTAAAAGTCCTTGGGACAAATCAATTAGATTTTCAGCTTTTTCAATACCTGCAACCTGTTTAATTTTTCTGTAATCATGCTTTATAAATTCACGCTGCTTATTATAAAACTTAATTACAGTAGTAGATCCATTAAGCCATATACCCTGATTATCTTTTCCATCTGTTTCTCTGCGTGCATATGATGCAGTCATCCGCAAGCTATTAATATAGCTTTCTACATTCTCCTGATTTTTTAAATTGAATGTTAAAGTATAATCTATACGAAGCAAATCCCAGAGCATTACATCAGGAAGCTTAACTTCCAATGTTTTATACAATATCTTTTTTAAACAATTAGCCAACAAAATCAAATTGTCAGAACCGTATGCAATGTTATAACCTAATATTATTTTGTGAATACTACAAGTTATTTTAATCGTATTATCTATATTAATTTTTAAATTTATACTACTGTCATAACTTCCGGGTATAACCCCGGTAGAGAATGAATATAATATTTCTCCTGATTCACAATCTGTACATTCATACAGCTTTAATTTTAATTTTATTTTTCTAATATAAATTTCCGGAATTTTAGGTGTTAAAAAACATACTGTATCAATCAATTTTTCACCCCTATTTTTTATGCTTTTTTATCAAAAAGTCTCATCTATGAGACTGTCGTCGGGTAATACTATGTACCCGACGCCGATCAGAATCAAAATATTTCATATTATTACTCTTTAAAATTCCATTGTGAAGCCATAGCATATGCAATACCTTCAAATGTTCTTGACCTAATTCTTTGCCTATCATTACCACCTTTATTATAAAAAATACTATATCTTGTAGACACAACATAATCTTTTCTAATTACATCGGTTGCCATAAGACCGGGTAAATTAATTAACCATAACAAAGTACGTTTTGATAATGGATGTCCAAAATCATACGGTTGAATTACCTGACTATACATAGGTAATTCAAATATTTTTAAAGGTGTTGGATTTTCAATACACTTATATTTGATAGGTGCATTATACAATGTCATAAAAAACTCCTTGGCTGCTAAACCCTTCCTATAACGTTCCTCATTTAGTACACCATTTTTAAATAAAGAATTTGATGAAGCTTTAGTTAAATATATACAAGGAGGATGAGCTATAAGCATATCCCAATTAAAATTTAAAATTTTCAATACATCATCTTTAATATGCCACTCAGGATGACCACCAGAACAATCTTGTATATCACATGAATAAGCTTCATGACCTTTAGCTCTAAAAGCTTTAGTAACTATTTGACTTTCTTCACAAGCAACTAATACTTTCATAACATCACCTATATAACATTCTCAAAAAAATTAACCTTATCTGGCAATTTGCCTTCAGCATAAAATAAATAGATTTCATTAATTAATTTATCAGTAGATTTAATTTTTAAAGATTGAAGTTCCTTATAAACATACTGAATCATATCACTTTTTAATTTTATATTTTTATTAATATTATTTATTTGTTCTTCCAAATTTGCAACTTGAACTTGCAAATCAGATTTTTCATTTAAAACTCTTAAATATTCTTTCTTATAAAAATCTTCTGAAGATAAAGGTGATTCATCAGAAACAGCATCAGAATTAACTTCAACATCTGATTTAACATCAATTGTTATTGTCTTATTTTCCTTCTGCTGCTTCGGAAGCTCAGAAACTATAATAGTAGTTACTTTTTCTGCCGGATTATCTTCCTGCTTTTCTGTTTTATCCAAGAAAACACCTTTAATAATATTATTTTCGTTTTTTTGATTTGTTGAATTTTCAACACTGTTGCCCGGTACGCGCGTACCAAGATTCAATTTTATATCTTTTATTTCCCTTACTGACATATCAGGACTACATTTTTTCAATTGCTGATCTGTCATTTCACACATATAACGAAGCTGAGTTATTGAATAATCACTATATTTATTATTTAATGATTTACCTTTATAAGTTACACTACTTTTAGTATATTCAATATCATCATTAAAAAATCTTAAAAATATAGCAATTAAATATCTTACCTTAGAAGCTTCATAACCGAATTCATGTAAGGCTAAATCATATATATTTTTATAACCTTTAAAATCGGTTCGCTCTATATAATTTGATTCTTTTAATTCATACAAACGTCTTGCGATAAAAACATATGTCTTGCTTATATCCTTATCATATCGCTTGATTGCGGATATATCGGAATTAATACAATCAATTAATTTATTAGAATTATCATTCATAAATACACCTCCTAATTAACTAAAATACTTCTTATTTTCATTAAGCTTGATATAATTATCAATATCAAATCTGAATGTTAAAGGTATTTCAGAAGTATCATAATTTGTATAACTAAACAAATCAGCATCTTTTTTAAAACTCAAAAGCTTTTGGGTTTGACCCTGTACATCAAATATTTTATAATGCAGATTATTATTATCTGATTTACAGAGAACAAAATAATTTAATTGTATACGCAAATTTTTATCTATCATATCCGGATGGATACACGTGCCTAGCAAGAATATATTTCTTTTACAAATAGTATTAAGAAAATATATGAAATCTGCTTGACTTTTAAAATTCCGGCTATTAAGATAAAAATGCAACTCATCAAGCAATAATATTTTTGGTGCTTTATTTACAGGCAACTGAGACAAAAATGATATTTTAATAAAATCTTCAACATCCATATTTGTATAAACCGGGATGTTGAATTTTTTATTATAATAAGTAGCTATTACAGTAGCTAAAAATGTTTTACCTGAACGCTGCATTCCACTAAATAAACAAATTGAACCAGCCATATTAATACACCACGAAATCATCATCATATTCACAATCAAAACAAGCATATATATATTCCGAAGAAATATAATACAAATCACCGCCACATAAAGGACACATTCCAAATTTAATATCATCTAATTCAACAACCTTATTTTTCTTTTCCTCTTTCTCTTTCCAAGGATGTCCAAATTCCATTAACAAAGAACTTCTTTTCATCTTACTTCTCCTCCCGCTGCATATTTTGACTTGCAATTTTCACACCTTTCAAATGCTCAGCAAGTGAATAGCTTTCTAATGTTTTTCTAAAAGACAACATATTGGCAAATGTCATATTTTTATTGCTGCGCTTATGCTTCAAATATGTTTGTAAAAACATTTTAATTTGAATTACATTATACTTATTCGCCATATAATCTAACTGCAAAAATATCTTTATTTGTTCATCTGACAAGTCAGGAAACAAATTATATATAGCAGTCACTGGATCAGCATTATTATTGCTGACTATAAAATCATTAAATTCTTTTTCAAAATCAATCATCTTTTAACCTCAATTCGATAAACAAAATTATTAAAGAAAAAAAGAAAAATACAAAACTAACTATAGCTAAATAAACTTGAAATCTTTCTTGTGGCATAACTAAGCACCTGCTTTTAAGTATTCAGCTATTTGAGCCATCATTCCGGACATACCGCTAACACTTGTTAAGGTTATAAGAAGCATAATTAAAATAATTACATAAAAACCGTAATTAATTAAATTTGATGCATCTTTACGATAGAGCTTAGATACAAAAACCTTATCAAGTTCATGAACATCGCGCTTATAATCTAAATCATCATCAGATACATTCAATATATAATCCGAATTGTATCTTTTAAATTCATCTTGCTTAAAATCTGTTTTAAGCTTTTTATTTAATTCTTTCAGATTTCTTTTATATGTTATTTTTTCATTATTGATTACAATAAACATATCAATCTCCTTTTACCGGACGAATTTTACCAAAATTAAATTTAGTATTAATTAAGCTTTCCGAGAACCTTAATATTTTACGAGTTACGAAAAATGCTAAATCAGTAAAGCATAAACTCACAGTAGTGTAAAATATAAACTTTCCAATCAATTCAATTTCCATAGTTTATCAATCCTTTATTTTAAATTTTTCGAGCATAAAATATAAATTAAATGCTGTGTAAACCATACAAACCCATGCGGTCACTATGTTTAAATTAATTTCCATTCTGCGCACCTCTTACTAATACAAATAATGTTGCTATCTGAAAGCCTATAATTACAAATAAAAGTATTTCTGTATTCATTTTTACACCTCTTTTCTTATTTTCTAATATTTTTGTTAAAAGAAAAGGGAGCGTACTCCCTTTTGTATTCATTATCTAAACGCATATTTCAAAGCATTTATAATAATGAATGCCAAGCTTATACCTAAAGTTATGTAAAGCACTGGCATAAGTGCGGATAACATTACATTTGTCCAACTAAACATTTCAGCCGGATCAAAATTAAATGTCAAGGTTGGTTCTGATGCAAAGGCTTGTACATTTGTTGCTGCTGCTAATGCTACAGTGCTTAAAGCTACTTTCTTAGCATTAATTGTTTTTTTGATTTTTCTTAACATAAAGTCCTCCTTATTTTTTGATTTATTTAAAGACCCAAGAAGCTTTTAATAAGCTGCGTAGGTTTCTTTATCAAATTAGAATTTGTAATCATATGTACTAACTGATATGCTGCTTTTGCTATACCAATAAATATTCCTATTTGTGCAAGTCGTATAGTCATAGTAAATATTTTTTCCCCGGCAACATAACGTATAGTACCTATATATGGATTAATTATTGTAAGATAATCCATAGTTTGAACATCACTTACAACTTGTTGTAATACATTTTTTGTAACCGTGAAACTATTTAAAATATTTCCTAAAACACCTAATATTTGATTAAATATTTCCATCAAATCAAAAGTCATATCATACCAACTTTCCTATTTATTTTCTTCACGATATATTTTTGCTTCTTGTCGTTCCATTTCTCTAATAGATTGTCTTTCAATTGTTGTAAAACTATGATAAAGTTTTTGAAGTGTAGTAACTATATACAAGAAGAAAAATACAGTAAACATATATTCAAATATTTGTTGCAATGTAATATTAAAACCACCAATTTTTAAATTCTTCAAATAATTTAAACCTGCAAGCATTGTAGGATATTGATCAAACAATGCAGTGTTTGCCGGAATATCTAAAATTGTTACTATTACACCGAAAAATTTTATAAGCATTATAATTGCAAGAATTATAAGGTAATAGAATATATAAAAAACATCAAAAAAACCTTTGAAATTACCCCAATCAACAGAATTTCCTTCTGATAATGTATTAAAAATATTAGTTAAAAGCGTTATGATTGTTAATAAAAATCCCCAAAGCTTTTCCCATAAAGCTTTTAGTAAATCCCAAAACCCTTTTAACCAACCAAGTATACCTGATGTATCATCGGGATTCCCTACATCACCACCCTCTTCGGGAAAAGACGGATTGCCTGTATCAACATCCGGCACATCTAAATCAGTAGACGGACTAAGAACAACATCAGTAACATAAGGAATATCTTCATTAGTGTCAGGGTCATCATTTGCTCTAGTATTAGTACCGACATCAACATCCCATGTAGCAGAAGAAATGCCTATAGCTCCGGTTACTCTTTCGGCAGGTGTTTCGGAAACATCTTCACCCCAAAAGCCAGAATCAAGAGCAGGAATATTAAGGGGAATACTCAAAGTGCCAGCAGGATTTAAAACAAACTCCCCTTGATACAAAAAATTCATCAAATCATTTATAAAATAACTGTCAGAATAAAAAAACAAAGAACTTAAATCTTTACCTGTAAAAATAAACAAATCATCTAAAAAAGACTTTGCAGTTATAGAATCAAGAAACAAAGAAGATGATGATATATATTGTTTCAAAATAGTCCAAGTAGAATTTTCTAAATATTCTATAAAAATATAATCTTCCTGATAAGAACGACTACTTAAAAATTCAAAATTATCAATGACACCTGCATCATCGGCAACACTATAATCAGAATTAGAAGTAGGCCATACAACTTCAGAACCTACATGAAACCTAATTCTATATAAACCAAACTGAATAATTTGATTGCTTACAAAAGATTTATCAGGTCTAACACCACTAGTAAAATAACCCGTAAGTAAAACAGGACCTAAAGAATTTAAAAACTCATAATTAAAATAATGCTGCTTAGTCCTGAACTCATAAGAACCAACTACAACATTACGATAAGACTCACCTAAATAATCATAAACAGGAATACCAAGAGATTTATCAAAAGCATTATTACTCAACAACTTAACAGAACTTGCAAAAATATGGGCGATACCTAAATCGTATATATTTTTATATGTACTACCTAAAGTTCCTGATTGTCTTTGAGACCTGACTTCTGCAGATAAAGAATCAAGTTCTAAATCTGTATAAGTAGTACCAAGAGCAGTATTTATCTGCTCTGTTGTCATATCAGTAAAGACCTTTGCTATTATAGCTTTTGACTGTTTAGGTATAGAACGCATAAGAGCAGCGGAGTTTGCGGACAATTCATCTATTTTTTGCTGAACTGCGTTTATAGTAACTGTTGCAGTATTTCCTAATCCTTCTAACTCATGTTGCATACGCAATAACATATATGCTGCCACAGGAAGAACGTACTTTGAAGTAGCATCATCTATTACAGCTTCAAAAGCATATGCAACACTTTGCTTTGAGTTATAATAAGAACCAATTGGAGATATTAATATAAATAAAATTGCAAATACTAAACTTATTATTTTATATATTTTTTTCTTCATAATTTCACCTCAACATTTTCTATTTTCAATGATATAATAAATAATTGTTGATATTGCTATTGTTGTAATTACTAAAAATAATACATAATAAAAGATTAAAACTATTGCAATTTGTGAATTCATATTGATTACTCCTAACTTATTTTTTGCTTTTTATAAAAAAGACATTTAGATAAGTTTTCTATATCCTTAGCGGTTGGATTTTCCATCTGATGATAATACTTTTTAAGCTTACAAAATGATTTGTCTTGACAAGTCAGACATTTGAAATTCAATAAATAATCTATTGTGTATTTTATATAATTCATTTTTGTACCTCTGATCATTAAAGAGGAACTCTTTTTGTATTTATTCCCGATGCCTTTCCTCTTTTTATCTCCTACACCATTAAAAAGGCTTTCGCCTTTTGCAAATTCCCTTACACCCACCCGTACATTTGCATAGTCCTTTTGCACAGTCCCGAAGTCTATCGTTATGAACTAACAATTAATAGCTCACGAACTCGTATTTAATTTGTATTTAACTTTTTGCACGAATTTATATCAATACATCAACAACGTATTTTAATCGTTATACGGACGGTGTTTTTTACTTCTAGAGTGGTACGCTTTGTTATCACGAATCTAAGATTATTCGTGTATCATACTATCTTTTTGTTGTAAGTTTAATCTCCATCGCGCTCTTCTTTAATTGTTATGTTTTTTATCTACACCGCTCATTCGCAAAGCTCTTTCGCTTTTTAAGTATTGAGCCGGATTATACGAAGTTTTTGCTACGCTCCGCTATATGGGTACGATATTTTTTTTATATCTGACAATACTGAACCCATACCCAAGATATATTTTTTCTCCGCTTTACTATATTTTGATTTCTTTTGATAAGGATAACGAACTACCGATAGTGACCACAAATAAGTTGGGTGTTCTATGCCCCTGCCTGCTGAAGCAGGCAAGGGGCTTGCATAGTGTGTGTTACTGGTCGCCTCTGTGTCTGGTGACCCATTGAGCCTAACCTCGTACCTTGTAACTTATAACATATACTTGGTTATTACGTAGTCTTAGCTATTAATTGTTATTTCTTAACGTATAGCTCGGGTACTGTGCTTACATATCTTATGTCTAATAACTTTTGTACTGCTTGTCCTTTTGCGTTTACACGAGTAATAAAGGCTGCTTCGTATACTCCCGGGACTTGCTGCAAATTTGGTTCTTTGTCTAGTGTTAATGTTCCCTCGGCTACCTGATAGCCTTTTTCGTTTGCATCTACAACTACAGGAGCAAAATCATCGTTAAAAATATATGATATTTTTATTCCGTTGATTTTTTTGTTTGTTTTTTCATCTGTAAAATCATATTTGCGACTGTTTATTACTGTTATATTCATGGTTTTTTCTCCCTTCTTTTTTCCGGTTTTTTGGATTCCGGCAAACCTATTTTTATATGAAAACTTAGTATTTCTAAGTTATTCAAACTTAAATTACTATAATACAATCTTCATCATGAAGATATTTTATAATGTCTTCATCTTCTGAATCTTCATCATAAAAATCAAATGAATTTATATCATCTTCTACTATTTCTAAATCTTCCATGAAGTTTTGATATATATAACAATTTTCACATTCTGTATTTTCCATAATGCAAATTTCCTCTTCTATGGGACAAATCTGTTTAATCATGTAATTTCTCCTTATTTCAATAAGTCTTGAAATTTACTGATTTTTAATTTAAATTCGTTAAGCAGCTGTTCTTTTTCTTGTATTTGTGCTTCTAACTTATTTAAATATTCTAAATACTGCTTATGATGTATTACATAAAAATCTAACATATTGTTTACTTTGTCATTCCAGGTACTTCCTTCGTATTTCTGTATTTCATCATGAAGCTCCTGAGTTATCCGGATACTTTTTAGTACGTTTCGCGGTTGTTTCATAACCTGTAATCCTTTGTTTTATTTTTTTTACAAGGCTGTGTTGTACTATCCTTTACACATTTAAGCTCCGCAGGCTTACTCACTTGTTTTCTCATCGCACCTTGTATTTTTAATCAATCGCAACAACTCATGCGCTCCCAACATATGTAGCGCTTACCGTTTTCAGCAGTTATACGGGGATTTATACACATATATCCGGTTGGGTGATATCCTGCTGATATTGCTGTTTCACATGCATAATCTGTTATGTTTTTATGTCGAAGCTGCAATATTGTAAATTGAAGTCTTGAAATTTCATGCTTTTCGGTTATTATATAAGACATGGTTTTACCTCATGTTTAAATAATAATAAATACCATCTTGTTGTTTAACTCTTAGCTTATGTTTAAACTCATCTTCATATAAAGAAAAAACAAGATGACCACATAAAGAAAAATGGATTCTTTTACTACTTTTGTGAAAATAAATAGTATCAAAATTAATTCCAATCCCATTTGCACCAAAATTCAAATAAATAAATTTGTTTTTCATTTGATCACCTCATATAAAATAGGTTTTTATTATATATATAAAACCTAATATTGTACCAAGAACTAATGAAAATACAAAGCAAAAAATTGAAATAGAAAGCATAAAATCATAATAATTTGTTTCATCTAATAACCATTGAAAAAAACCGACTTGTATTTCTTCCATTACATATTTTTCAGGATTTTCTATATCTCTAACTAACATAACTTTTTTAAATTTCATTGGTTTTCTCTCCCTTTTTTTTGCGGTTTTTAGGGATTACCGCAAACCCTGACGCGTCTTTATTAGTTTTAAGCCTTATCTACGGCATAACTATCAATTACGTATTATGATAACCTGTTGGCTCTTGTCCTCGATTAAGTAACTCAACTTTCAAAGCATATACAGATACACAACCCGGAATAGGTTGACCTTGTGAAACAGCCATCCAAATCCAATTTTTAATTTTATTTGTACTCCAACTTTTAATTTTTTCTAATTCCCATTTTTCAGCTTTTAAATTTTCACTCATTTGGTTTTCTCTCCCTTTCGATTTTTTTATTTCTAATTTCCTTATTTTGTGTTATAATTATGTACGTATAAGCTTTTTATTTTGTCGATTTTGTATTACATTTTAATTATAGTACACAAATTAAAACTTGTCAAGCGTTTATGTTTTAAAATTAAAACTTTCTTAGGGGGTATAAATTGAAAATAATAGACAGAATTTTCAATGTAATGGAATCTAAAAACATAAAAAATATTGAATTAGCTGAAAAATTAAATATTAATAAAAGCGTTATTAGTAATTGGAAAACAAGAAATACTAATCCGCCATCTGAAATGATAGTAGCAATATGTGAACTATTAGAAGTAAATCCAATTTACATACTAACTGGAAAAGAAGAATATAACGATTTATCAAAAGATGAAATAAATATTCTTAAAAAATATAATTTACTTTCTGAAAGAAACAAAGGTAAGGTTGAAAATTATATTGATGAAAGATTAAAAGAACAAAATCAGGGGAAGGACACCAAAGATTTAGCATTATAAAAAAAGGAAATATAATTTTTTTAAAATTTCAAGAGGTTTAATAAAATGCCAAATCTAAATAAAAGACAAAAAAAATTTAGAAAACAAATGCAAGAACTACAAAGTATTAAGGCATACAAAAATATAATAGACGATCATAATAGTTTTTATCATAATACAGCTTACGAACAGGAAATAATAAAAAAAGCTGAAGCAAAAGAAAAACTTAAAAAAAGAATTATATTTATTTTAATTATTCTTATTGCCGGAGCTACAATATATAAAAATATTGACCTTATTAAATCTAAATTAGCTATTAATAGCTCAAATTTTGAAATAATTAATAATAATTTTTATACTAAAAATGAAATATTACAATATGAAATTGGAATATATCATAATAACTACAGTAAGAAAATAGAAAATATAAATTTGATAGAAAATAATCTACTACATATTAATAATTACTTAAATTATAATATTGATAAAATAAATGAACAAATAAATATTATAAATTCAATGATAACAAAATTCAATAATTATATTCCTAATGAATTAGAAAAAAATTTGCATGAAATAAATATAAAAAAATTATATTTACTCAAAAATAAATATGAAACAGCAATATTATTGTCAAATAATTATTACGACAACAATATAATTATTTCTCTGAATAATTCAAATAATGAATTAAATTTAGCAATTAATAACTATAGAATAGAATTACTACGTATTTTCAATGATATAAAAATGAATTATAAAATAGAAGAAGACGGTATAATTACATTTACATATAAAGATTTAAATATAAATTAATAATAAAGAGGAAAAAATGAAAGAAATCATTATATTATTAATCATCACATTACTTTTATTGACTATTTCCATAAAAAACATAGAATCAAAAATAGTCAAAAAAAATATCGTATCGTAACTCTCACTCTGTATATGACGATACAGACTATTCAAAATATAAACCTTACAAAGAGGTTTACACGTATAAAATTCTTATTGCTTTTTTAATAGCTTTACTTTTAATTGAAATAATCACAAACACAAAAAATTTAAGCATCATAGATATTTTTAAATACGGACTATTAAATTTATAAACAAAAATCCGGATTTTTGTTTATATAAAACTCAAAATCCGTTGGTGGCAACACCGTGGGGGTTCAAGTCCCTTCTACGGCATAAAA